CTTCAGTTTCAGGAGTAGTTGAATTACCTGAAGGCATATGATATCTTACATCAAATCCTAATGTACTATCTGTAGCAGTACCTGATGGAGTTACTGAAGAAACTTTAAATACTCCATTATTTTTAGCTGTTCCATCAAATCCTGATATATGAACAAAATCACCAACCTTATAACCATCATCTCCTAAAGTAATAGCTGGAGAACCTCCTCCATCAAAAATTGTTTCATTAACAGCTACATCCAAATCAACACCATATCTATAAGGACCTATAGGACTGGCTTTAGTATACGTTTTTAAAATACCACCTCCTAATGTTCCAAATGCTCCACCTGCTGTTTGAACTCTGTGCACACCATTCCATCTTGAACTTCCCGTTACAAATATATAGTCTAAGGTTTGACCACCTGAATCTCCTTCACTTCCTGTGACAGCCATACTTGTAAGCCAATTAGCAACACCTTGTGATGATTTGGCTCCTCTAACAAAAGAGAGATATCCATCTAAAACAAACCATCCATTACTATAATATGTATTGTTAATTTGATTAGCAGCTGTATTTACTCTATGTGTAGGTATGTAAGAATATTCTATTTCTAATCCATCAGGTATAGTTTCTACAGGACTAGTGTATTCTCCAAAACTATCTATACTCCCAGAACTACCTGGAATCCATTGTCCTCCAGCAGCTTCACAATCAGTTATATTATCATAACCACTTATAGTACAATGAGCTACAGCCATTTTTCCACTACTAGTAGTAGCTGATTGCTCTACAATAGCTATTTTATTACCCCTATTATAATATGCATATTTCTTAGATGCCATCTGTATCCTTTGTTTGTGGCTCAAATATAGTTCTAGGAATACTTTGATAAGCATTGCTAGTATTTTTATGATGTTTACATCTTATATCTAATATTTTTACTGCATGATTTGGAAGGTTATAGAATCTTTGACCATTATTTATATCGAATCTAGCTGTTTCTATATGAGTAGGACTTTCTAAAGCTATCTCATTTAAAGCATCTTTTATATAAGAAATAGCTCTACCTGTACTGCTCATCCCAGCTCGTTCCATTAATTCTATTATTTTCATGCCGCAGTTCCCCCTGCAGCTTGAGGAGCTTCTGCTTCGATTGCTCCAAATCCTGCATTATATTGTTGTAAACAAACAGATAGAGTAGTAGTTAAAGCTTGAACTAATTCAGGATCTTCTTCAACTAGAGTTAAATCTGATAACTTTGCTTGTAAAACTTTTATAGCTGCATATATAACAACTAAGTAAACTTTATTAGTAGGGAAATATTTTATGTCACTATGAGTATATACTAAAGCTGCATCATTCGTTTGGTTAGTAGGAACATTATTTACACGATAGACTTTAAAAGTATCTGGATTAGCTCCAGGTTCTGGAAACACACTTATCTCTCCATTTTCTAAGATAGTATAGACTGGATTAAATTTAGATGCATAGAATAAACTATCTACATCTTGAACTCTTGCTTGCATTGCAGGAACTATAAAAGAACATTCTCTCCAATCATTATTAGTTCCTGATTCTCTTAGTACTGCTATAACTGTAGCTCCATTAACATCAAAACCATTAGAAGTTTGTTCACCACTAACAACTTGAAAATTAATTATTTCTCTTTGATCAAGTTGTATAGCTTTTGTAGTAACTTCTATAACTCCATCTTTTAGGTACTGAGTCAATTCATCCTGAGTAGGTACAGTACTACCAGTTAAAGTCAACCCTGTATATCCTTTTACTTGTGCTTCAAATGTAGCCATTATTTCCCTTCTACATATTTATTATTACAAATTCTAAACCCTGAGCTCTTCTTTTTCTTCTTCGTATTATAGGATCTACGCACAGAGCCAGTGTTTAAACTTTTACCACCCCTAGCATTTACATCTTGAGTATGTCCTATTGTTAAACTATCTGCCATCTTTCTCCTTAAATGCCTACCCCCCTAGAGAAGAACCCATCTTCCGTAGAGAGGTAGGATTTAGTTTTTCTAACTAGTAATCACTTAACTAACCAACTCTTCAAATGGAGAAGCTTCGGTTCCTGTTGCAGAGTTAAAGACATTTACATGCCATAAGTTAGTCCCCACATCAATAAGTACAACCTTATCTCCTATAATTCCACCTTGAGTAGTTCCTTCCATTCTAACAGCATCAGATGCTGCTACAGTCTCAAATGCAACTATAGTGTCTCCACCGTCTTGAGCGGTATAAGCAATTCCGTCCATTGTAGCTGAAGCAGAATCTACTTGTATGTCATAATTAGCGCCAGAAGCAGCCGTTTTAACTATAAAAGTATATGTTACTCCAGTTCCTGTAGCCGCTGGAAGAGTAGCAACTATTCCATCAGCTTTAGCAAGAAGCATTATGCGCTCACCATGCGTTGCAGCTGTGATACTTACAGTAGCGTCACTCAAGGTAACTAATCTACCTGAAGCGTCACATACATTATTTATCTCAACCGCAGTAGCAGTTAAGTCACTTACTACACCGAAATCAGTTTCCGATATAGTTCCAAGCTCCTTTACCTCATCATTGCTTATCTCAGCATTGGGATTATTAGCCAACCAATATTTAGCTGCCATTATCTAACCTCCTTATGCTCTAGTTGCGGTACCAGATACAAATGCATTAGCACTTACAGCTACTGCATCCGTAACATACCAGTGAAGACCATCACACACTAGACTTATTCTATCGCCAGCAACAGCTTCTCCAGCAGTAGTGTCGATTCTCAATAAATCATCAGCTTCTGTAGTATCATGTACTGCTCCTGCATCTAAACCAACACCTAAGATATATTCAGCTGTACTATCTGTGAAAATATCTAGATCTTTAGTTGCTTCAGTATCTGAATTAATATCAAGATGAAAGTGTACTTCCATCCCCATATTAGTATAGGCTGAAGGCAATCTAAACGAGGCAGTATTAGTACTTATATCTACAAAGTATCTATTTCCTGCATCTGAAGAAGTTAAAATAACTGTTTCAGCAGCAGCAATATGTGTACCATCTGATAAAGCTTTAACATGCTTAACTACGCCTGATACATTGTCGATAGCATTATCAGCTTTATTTTGTCCATATAATGGATTTGCCATAATCTAACTCCTTATACCCAAAGGGCGTGTGTTTCAGGACAGCACCATTCCATACCAGCTTCGGTAAGGATTTGGTCTACTCTACGATCGACCCCTGAGTTCTCTAAAGTCTGAACTCCTACGTAGACACCTGTATCTCTATTAATACCATTTCCAGTCAATGGACGATATGCACAATACTTCATGTTAATACCAATGATCTTAACATTTGTACTATCCAAGTGAACATTTCTTGCAACATTCATATCACCATATACTGTTGATATAGTTGAAATATCTACACCAAATACTTTCTTCTTACCTGTTAGAGACATTTCTGCTCTTAGGTTTGGAGATTGTTGTAGATTATTCATGAAATATCCAGATAATTTATGTAGCCAATTGTATGTTGCTGTATCACAGAAAAATACAGTTGAACCAGCATTATTATATCGTGGATCTAACATTGCAGAAAGATCTTGTAAAAAATCATCCTGAGTTTTACTGGCCAAGGTTAATGAGAAAGTATTGCCATATGTTGAAATATAGTCAACAGCTCCTTGAGTTGTGTAATAATCAGAACTTTGTCGTCCAAATAACAATGAACTTTCAATGTCCCATTTATGCTCAATAAGCTTTTCTTTCCATATTCTTGCCCATTCGTTACCTTCATACTTAAGAACAGTAGCTCTATCTGTATTATTCATCACTGCTGATGTTTTCCAGATTTGAGTTTGTCCATGAGCAGTGCTATAAGGCTGATCTTGCCATGTTTCTGGATAACCAGAACCAGCAGCATGAGCAGTACCAACTACATAGCATTTAAAAGCTTCCAAATACTCAGTACTTGGAGCAACTGTAGTCAAAGGACTAACAAATGCTAAACCAGCAGCAGCAGGTGCATCAGCGCTTGTATCGCTAGATGATGATACAGCATTCATAAAGAAGTCTGTAGCTCCAGAAGCTTTTACACAAGTTGCATTAACAACAGCTTTATTAACACCAGTAGCTGCAGCAGTTGAACTTACAGGTAGAGTATCTAAATCTACAGAATTAATCTTCCATAAAGAATATCCACTTACAGTTCCTGCATCAGCATTAGTAGCATCACTACCATGAGGTATTTTGATTAATTGGCCAGGTATAAAAAACTGAGGCTGTGTTCCTTCAGAACCCTCAGCATAATCTACTACTTGACCATATATGTTTTGATTATTACCGTTACTATTGTAATCGGTAAAGAAACTAAAAGTATATACATTACCAGCAGCAGTTGTTCCACTTGTAGATGGATCAGTTGCAGGTACAGCAATTGCAGCAGTACTGAAATCACTCATATATGCGTATCTTTTAGTATAAGAAGACCGTTTTTCAGAAAATTTGAAAGACGGATCATCTGTTGGTTTCTTAGCAACCATGCTAACAAACCTGAAGAACGGATCTTGTGATAAAGCTAATTCAGATACATAATCACCAAAGTTATACTTTCGTCTTAACGCACCTGTATTTAGCTGTACCGAAGATTCGCCTCTTTCTATCGAACCAGAAGTATAATTACTCCCAGTTACGTTTAGACTATCAGCCATGTCTATCTCCTTAGTTATTATTTAAGTTTAGATAGACTTTAATATAAAATTATATTAGCCTACCCAAACAGATTATCAACACTATCATCGAATCCAAGGATACTTTCAAAGACATTCCTGTCTTGTGATATTGTTTCTCCTTGACTATTCGCTCCACTAGCAGAAGTAGGCATATTTCTAACATTCTTCATTTGGTTGATCATATCCTGTTTGGTATTGTCAGCAACATTCTTAGCGGCCTTATCCCTATTTAATAGGAAATGAACATCATTCAATGTCATTTTATGGCCTCTAGCTTGTTTTTTGAATTCCTCATACTGTTCTTCAGTCATGTTATTATCTCTCATGAACTTGACCTCCTCAGTTTTCATCGCTTTCGCTCTATGAATTTGAGTAGCTCTTTGTTGTTCTTTCTGAATCATTTGCCCAACACGTTGTTGAACTAATCCATCTACATGAGCATTCATAACTTTTGCACTATCAGAATCAGGATTTGTCATTGCTTCTTGCTGATCAAATTCGAAATCTTCTTCTAGATTTAGTTGCTCCTGAATTGATTTTGCAGGTGCTCCTCCATTTTGAAGATAATCTCTTACATGATCTACCAGCCCACTATCTTGCTTCATTGCGTCAAGAACAGGTACAAAGGCTTCAACCTCTTTGTATCTATCTCGCCACTTAACGGCCTCCCGACTACTGTCAGTATACCTTTTTTGCCAGTCTGTGCCGTTATTCGACTGTGTCACGTTGTTGGAGCCATAGTCTATTGATTCGTGGGTTGCCTGTTCGGGACCACTTGTTTGACTTTGGGTTGCCTCAGTGTCTTGCACATCTTGTATGCCACTATTTACTGTATTTTCTAGTCCTTCAAAAAAAGCTTCAGAGCCTTCTGATTGGTCTTGTGATGCTTCAGCTGATTCTAAATCAGCAGCTTTCATCCCAATCTCAGGGTTACTTCCACTCTGTTCTTGGTCTGTCATATTTCCCCCTTTAATTTACAGTTATTCTTGTGCCTATCTTACTCAGATTCTTCTGAATTTTCCAAACTATTTTTATAATTCTGTAACATATCATTAGCTCTTGCATTAACTAAAGCAGCATTATTAGCAACATTTCCCTTAGTAGTATTCATCATTACTTGAGTATCTGCTAATTCTTTATCTAATTTAGCATCGTTAACTAAAGCTGCTTTTGTCATATTGGCTTTCACTTGTTCTTTCTTTTTAGTTATTTCCATATCAGCTTGCATAACCTTACCTTTTATACCTGCTTGAACTAATTGTCTTTCAAGGGTTTCAATTGTTCCTTCTTTATCTTTTAATGATTCTTGCATTTGTTGCAATTGACCCTGTAATTGAGCATATATTGATTTTCTTTTAACAATATTTTCTTTATTTCTTATATCAGTTTCTGCTAATACTGCTATGTCATCTACTACCCCTAGCTGCATTAATTCTTTTAATTCTTCTAAATAAGCCCATCTATTGACAGGTAAAGTAGAACCTGATACTATTTTTACATCGTATTTTATAGATGATATATCCATAGATTTACCAACAGCTTCTCCCATATCATTATATATAGGTACATTAATTTCTTGAGTCTTTCCTTCCTGTATTGCATTAGGTTGCAGTATTCTAAATCTTTTATTAGCTTGATAAGTAGCTTGACAAAACTGAAAAACTAATTGACCTAATTGCTTTAAAGCAGGTTCAATAGAAGTGGTCATCCATTGTTTAATTCTTCGTGTTCCATATTCATCCATAGCTAACATGCCTCTATAAGTCTCTGATCCACTAGATGTATCTCCCATCATAGAACTATATATTCCTGCTAAATATTCCATATCCTGTTTACCTTGTTGAACTATACTGAAAAAAGCATTAGACAAAGGCATAGGTTGAATAGGTGTAGGAGGAGTTATTCCAGGTCTAATAGGAAGTAAAGCTCCTGGACTAGAAGAATATTTTTCCCACAACTCTTCATCAATACCACCTTCTTCATATAGCCATCTTAGACTGCTTCCTAGTGATGCATTGTGAACCATTATTTGATGAGATTTGTTAATTTCTTGCTGTTTACCTATTAAAGGAGCTACAGCGCTCATAGGAAAAGGTGTTCCTGTCCATTTAAAGTGAAAAGGAACTACTGGATAATCTTTGACACTTTCTGGTAAAATACTTTCATATAAAACTTTATCTCCAGCTACACATGTTTGTTTTAATCTTATTGTATAAAATTGAACACTATCTACAATATTCTTAGCAATCTCTTCATTTTTAAGTATTATATTGTATTCTTTTTCAGATATAATTTGATTTTCAATCTTTGATGCTTCAGTTTGCAACTTACTCATACATTCTTGTTGATATGATTGAAGTTGTTGCTGAGCCATTTTTTGAGCTTTTTCTAATTCTAATTGCATTCTTTCTGGGAGCATGTCTCCCTTTTGAACAGCTTCTTGCATTTCATTTTGTTGTTCCATCAATTGAACTTGCATTTCCTGCTCAGCTTCCTTTACCA